ATTCAATTCCATAAAAATTTTTTAAAAAATTTTTTGCATCACATTTAAGATGTTCAACATGTTTTTACCAGCTAAAACTCTGTAAATCAAGCAATACAACCTAGAGTAGTGGGACCCCTTTTGTATAAAAGGGGGGATAGGGTCAAAGTAATTATCTATATTGGGATTTGGTTTGGGACCCATGGCGGTTGTCTGTGTTAACCCGCCATGGGTAAGAGAGTTAATCTAGTAATGTCATGTATGCGCTAGCATTCATCTTACTAAACTGCCTTAAACCTTTTTGCATAGTTTTATAATCTTCGTCAAACTCTGCCTGTTTAATCATGATGTATAACTTATACTCTTCTGCTGTTAACATCTCTGATTGACCAGAATAAGGATTGATTGCTTTGTGTATTCTTTCTGTAGTCATATCCTATATTATCCTGTACTAGAGTTATTGTCAACCTCTTTTATTGTTGTATTGTAATAACCCCATTGAGTACGTTCTCTTTTAGGGTCCTCGATCAGTGTTTCGAGCGCCTCTGGTCTTGGGTGTAGTCTGATGAACTCTTGATAGTGTTTCCAAATAAAATCATGCAAACAGGTCTGATCGCAAAAATAACTCCAGACATTATTCTCATTCCATTTAGTTATTGCAATCTTTCTGGTCCTCAAAACCTTTGAACCTTTGACACCACGAACTCTTGTGGTTGTATGTCTTTTATGGCATTTCGGACCATGACACCAATTATAATCGCTCATTAGTGCCTCACTTTCCAACTTGTTGTTGCTGTTCTATAACCATGACTATCTAAGTCATAATAAACATAATAAGGGACACCTTGTTTTGATGTACCATATCTACTTTTTTCGTCGTGCTTTCCTCGTCTTGTTATGTGCTTCTTATGTTTAGAAGCCCAAAGTTATATAAAATGTTTTAGTCATATTTCTTTCTCTCTTTCTGTCCCTATCCTACAATAAGTAGGATAGGGTGTCAATGGTTAATTTAAACTATTTTCTGCCATTTGTTGTCTTGCAATAGCAATCTTTTGATCTCTAGTTAAGACCTCTTTATCTTCCAAAAGACTAGCCAAATTTTCTGGACTATAAATTGATAGAGCCAAACTAGAACTTTCATTCATCATTGTTTCATTTAAAACAACTCCGATTTTATCTGCAAGTGCTTTTGCTTGGTCAAATGTTCTGTAAGATTTTAAACCTAATCTTAAAGTTTTCATTTTGCCCTCAACATAAGAATACATTTGTTCATGCTCTTTGATTACATTGTCGGCACTAGCAACATACATCTTAAAGAAATTCATAGTATTCTCATCAACCATATAATTTCTTGAATGACAATAACTAGAACCGATTGTCCAAAGTTTAAAATCTTCTTGCCACTTGTGAACAGGTTTAGTTATAGATTTATCTTCATTAGATGAATTTTGAAAACCCAAATAATGATTTACTGCACTCTCATCATTGTAGTATTTTGGATTTCTTTTTGAGTAGTCATGTCCAATAGATAATCTAAAATCTGGATTTAAACCTTTTGATTTTAATTCATCACGATAGTATGCTCTTGCAAAATTTCTGCCCATATCAAATCTGACATGAACCTCATCTTTTGCGTCATATTCTTCGCCACTATCATCAACTTTTTTAATTGGTCTTTGAACATAAAAACAATTATCTTCATACAACTCGCCACCGGCACGATTGTATTTTGAGATCATTGATCTAATTGTATCAACATCTTCCTGTGGTTGATGATATCTTACAACTTTTTCAATCTGCTCTTTTGCCTTTTCACGCATAAGATCATATTGTTCTTTTGCCTGTATCAATTTATCTTTTACTTTATCTTCGTAAAAAGATTGAAATTGATCTGCAATAACTTTTCTCTTTTCAGAGTTAAGTGTTATCTTCTTTGTAGTCATATTTCCTCTTTCTGTTTTATTTTGCATAAATAGATTTATACACTTGACAATAGGATTGTCAAGTATTATATTGGATTTAATAAATTAGTTTGGGTGCTTTACCACACCCCGTTTCTAATTTGTTGGGACAACTTCTGGTTGTAGCACGTCACACCGACACTAGTCCGTCTTCGTGTTATGAGCCAGAACTGATCCCTGGTCCATTGTGGATAGGAAATGCATTGAGTGTTTACCTTGAGAATGGACCTGGGATCAGTAAGCTTGACAGCTGGTCCAGGATATGATAGGATAGATTTATAAAGGAGAAATACATATGACTAAAAAAACATTAAAAAAAGAATACCAGCCAGGTGGTGAGAAGCGTTACGTGATCCTGGATAAAGCGGTCGAGTATCTGAAGGATCCAAAGTTTGGCCTCCAGGGCGATAAGCAACACTTCTTGATGGAAGAGCTGGGCCTGTCAGACTCTGAGTATTTGACAGCGCTTCACAAAGCAACAACGGGAATTGATGTCTGGGAAATTAATTAATATTCGAAGCGGGCCTGAAAAGGCCCGCATCCTTATGCATCATTGGCGATGGCTAGAAGCGAATGGCTACAAGCAACAAGCGTCAAGCTGCAAGCGCCAAGCGTTACAGTTGACAAGAAAACATTATTGTGTTATAGGACAATCAAGGAGAAATTATGACTAAAAAAATAACTATACACTGGGGCACTGATAAAGAACCTCAGGATAAAAAATCTTATGAATTTAAAACTGATGAACAGTTAAAATATTTTATGATGGGCGTTGATGAAGCCAACGGCTGGTTAGAGTACGAGGTTGAAGATGAAATCAAGTGAAGCATGGGAAATAGTCGGAGGTCTAAGCAAGCCTTCAAAGATGCCTGGATGGTCGATAGGTTTACCTGCCAAAGAATGCAAGACTGGCGGCAAGCTGCAAGCTGTGCCAGGCTCTGTCTGTTATGATTGCTACGCTCTAAAAGGTTGTTATGTTTTCAAGGTTGTGCAAGATGCACAATACAGAAGACTCAAGGCCATAAGCTCACCGCAATGGGTTAACGCCATGGCAACACTGATTAATTCTAAAAAGCCTGATGTGTTTAGATGGCACGATTCAGGCGATGTACAAGATCTCAATCATCTTAAAAAAATTTATGAAGTGTGCAAACTTACACCTTCAAAAAAGCATTGGATGCCTACCCGTGAAGCATGGATTAAGGACCACCTGCAAGATAAGCCAAACAATTTAGTCATACGATTTAGCGCGCCCATGGTGAACCAGCGGGCGCCTGCTTCGTGGCCTAACAGCTCAGAGGTTGTCGACTCAGGAGCCAGCTGTCCAGCTGCTTCTCAAGACAACGAGTGTCGAGACTGTAGACAATGTTGGGACGCCTCAATTAAGACAGTTTCATATGGTAAACATTAATATGTGGCATCACCCAAAATATTATAAAGAATTACGTAGACGTAATAAATCGGATCAGGTCATTAGCCCCAGGGTTGCGACGGCATCGGCGCGGCGTGCACCTGGTCCGGGCCAACAGCATCAAGCTTCAAGCGACAAGCTCAAAGAGCCTCAAGCTTCAAGCGGCAAGCATCAAGCCCCAAGCAGCAAGCGTCAAGCTTAAAGCCACAAGCAACAAGCTCCTCGATCCTGGACCCTTGAAAAAGTTTCAAGCACCTTTGATCAAGGCTCTCTACCAAGATAAATGAGTTGTTAGGATGGCGTACATGAAACGCTATTTGGTGTGGTGAGAATCTAATTTTATTCCCCTTGCATACCTTTAATTCTACTGTGAAAAAGTGGCCAGAAGTATTATAGCCCAATAGATCAGGAGTACCGGATAAGCTAAGGTTCTCAAGTCTGATCCACGATATTTCAGGTATATATTTTTTAAGTTTTGCATATAATTTTTGTTCTGGTTTCAAGGGAACTTAGTAGTCCTTTTGAAGTTTTTCTGGCAATATAAGACTAGAAGGTTT